CGAAGCTGATGAAGTGCATATCTCGATAACCTTTACTTGGGATCTTCAGGAAGGCTACCGTTTAAAACGAGCCTGGGAAGCATACTATCCCGGTAAGGTTCGGATCGGTGGCCCGGCCTTGGGGGATCCATCCGGCGATTTCATTCCTGGGATGTATTTGAAGCCCGGCAATGTAATGACTTCGAGGGGTTGCCCGAATAAATGCTGGTTTTGCATGGTATGGAAAAGGGAAAGGGGGATCCGCGAAATCCCGATAACTGAAGGCTATAACATTCGGGATGATAACCTTCTTGCATGTTCGCCGGAACATATCCGGGCGGTTTTCGATATGCTCTGGAACCAAGATAGACGAATCATCTTTTCCGGGGGATTGGAACCGGCCCGTATAACCCCCGATATTGCCGCTGATTTGCGTTCCTTACGCATCGAACGGCTTTATATGGCATATGATAGCCCGGATGATGCCGATATCGTCAAGAAGGCGGCTACAACGCTTCAGGATGCCGGATTTGGGCGTTCCCATCTATATACTTATGTTCTTATCGGCCATCCTGGGGATACGATTGAAAAAGCTGATAAACGGCTTCGCTTTATATGGGATATCGGAATGATACCTTATGCTATGGTATATCGAGATAACAACGGAAGCCATCCTGGGAAAGCCTGGATGCATTTCCAAAAGATATGGGTTCGACCGGCCATAATTAAGGCCCGGATGCAAGCAAATTATATTTGAAGGTGATAAACATGAGTAACGGTAATAGCGGTAAGCTTCCGGCGGTAAATTTCCCAATCAGGGGGATCCTTACAACGGCGGAACCAGTAAAAACCGATGAAGGGGATTTCACGGCTTTTTATTCATCAACCTGGTTCCGGATGTTTCTTCCAAATGGGATGGTGGATTCCTGGGCGGTTGTTAAGGATCAGCCCGGCGGCAAATTAGCCGTTCTGGTTATCCCTTATTCTAAGGTTGCTGGATTCATCGCGGCGAATCATCCGGGGAATATTGAAGATGTTTACAACGCCGATCAGATAACGATTATCGAGGTTGTATGATGGAATGCGGATATTGTAATGGTAAAGGATCAATTATGGGATAACATCCAGGAAATGGAAAAAGCTTTCCTTAGTGAATTGCCATCGATCGAGGATATCCGCGCTTTCGCTGATGCCCTTGGGCTGAAGATCGCGAAGGATGGAAGTTATCATCATTTGAAGCCAAGGGTTGAACGGTATGCTGAAGCGCATGGGGAAGAAGAATTTCGGCGGCGGGTTGCATTGATGATGGATGATTATGATTATGCCCCTGGGAAGGATCCCGTTGTTCCGCTTATAAGCCTTCCATTTGGCGGAACAGGTTTTAGGCTCGAAGCGGGATATACCATTTTGCGATCCAGGAAAGGGGCCGGGGGAACCAGGATCATTGATGAAATCGCCATCAACAAAATCAGCCTGGTTAAGATTGTACCCGAAGAAGGTGATCGGAATGGGAAAACCGGCTAATTATGAAGTTGTCTATGAACAATGTACGGATGAATTCCTGGTTATCCGGGATGTCGGCCCCTGGGATGCTCACTTCACGGTTACGAATGATGCGGAAACCGTTGTTATGGAATTGCATCGAGTGGGCCAACTTCCCCCAGGGCGGCGATTGTTTTATTACGATTCTGAAGGCGATCTTGACGAATTAGAACATGACGGATACGGGATATTTACCGGGTTTAAACATGTCCCGGCCTTACCGGATGATCTTCCGGATTCCGATCCGCTGAAAGGATGGATGAAACCATGAACGAGCTTGGCTTTAAATTAAAACCATGCCCGGAATCCATAAATCCGGGCAAAAAAAAAGAACCGTCAAAACAACCCTCGTTTCATAGCTAAACCTTCGTTTTTGCTGTTTGTTCAAAAGAATCCCCGGATAAGGCCCGTCAATCGCCATTTCCGGGGATTCGACTATCCATAACCCAAATCCGCAAATCAGCCCCTTCAAAATAACCCTTGTTCCATAGAAGGCAACCTATACAAAACATAAAGAACCCCAATCCTTGACATTCCAGCCCCCAGGCTTTATATGATGTCCATCGGCCCCAAATTTCGCATTAAAGAATACATCCCTTGGTGGGCGGGTTCTGTTCCGGGATCCTGAAAGCTTAAATGTTTATGCATCTTCCCGGAATCCGGAAAGCAAATCATCCCGGAAGGCCGACATTAAAAAAACACTCTCGAAAGGCGTTCTGAAATCGGTGAATCGCAAATGCCAAAGGTAGAAGCTGATAACAAGAAATCCCCCGCCGGGGGGGACGGGCCTTCGGCCCGACCGGTTCCCGAACTTCAGAACAACGCTTCTTTAGTATCGGCCCTTCCTCAACGCTTACGGCCTGAATTACGGCAAACCTGGATAATGGAACAGATAGCTTGCGGAACGCCATATGCATCGATTGTTGCGGCGGGTGTCGAGTTGTACGGGGTATCTAAGCGAACGATGGAAAAGGATCACGCTGAAGCCTTCAGGCGTTTCCAGGGGGTAGCTGATGCGAAGGCTGAAATGATCTTCCCTGAATTACTGATGAACCTTCGGGAATTGTATATCCTTGCCATCGATAAAGGGGATCTACGGTTAGCCCTTGATATAGTGGAACGAAAAGCAAAGTTGTTTGGAATTGCGCCGGATCCTGGGGCCGGGGGATCGGGGGTTACCCTGGTAAGATATGACATCGATTTCAGCGGGGGGCCGAACGGTAATTGATGATGCAACCTATACAAAATATCAAGATTGGCCCATACAAAACATCAAGATATTATCCGGCCTGGGGGTTGAAAACTTGATATAGTGTAAAGAAATTTCTTGATATTCCGTTGAGGTTAATATCTATATATCTTAAAAACAGTAAAAGACATGTCGAGGGGGGATCCGGAAGGGGGAATAGGGGAACCAGGAAGAAGCCTTGAAAACAACGATTGATTCAAATGCTAATCCTTCCATTCAAGATAACCCTTCTTTAGAAGAACAGAATCACAACCCCCAGGGAACCATCCGGGGGGGCCATCGGGAAAAACTTGTCCGGCTTCGCTTCAGCCCGCATACCTTCCAACAGAATTTTCTTCGGTCACAATCGAGGTTTAAAACGTATATAGCAGGATTCCGGGGCGGGAAAACGGCGGTAGGAAGTATTGAGACGTTCCGGGAATCGATTAACTGGGGGGAACGGGTACGGGCTGAAAAGCTTGCGCAGGTTTTGGGCCTGGTAGTTGCGCCAACTTATCCGATGCTTCGGGATGTAAGTTTACGGGCGGTTAATGAATGGTGGCCTTCTGAATTCATCAAGCGATGGCGGCCTTCGGAAATGCGGATGGAATGTATGAACGGGGTAGATATTTTATTTCGAGCGGGTGAAGATGATCGAAAGATCGCGGGGCTTTCGAAGGTTGCATTTGCATGGCTTGATGAAGCAAGCCTTATTCCGGCGGATACGATGCGGATGGTACGGGCGCGGTTGATGGATTTACAGGGGAACATGTGGGCCACAACAACCCCCAGGGGCATGGATTGGGTTTATGAATATCATTTGCGGGGGGAAGATCCAGGGGAACCGGATTATTTTACAATCCGGCATTCTTCGGATGAAAACCCCTTCGTTCCGTTTGATGAAATCGAGGAATACCGGCGAACCATGCCCGCTCGATGGGTTGCACAAAATATTGACGCTGAATTTATTCAAGATGGTTCGGGGATCTTCTTCGTTACGGAAGATAATTTCCTTCCCGAATTAATTCCATTCAATTCAAATGAACCTTCGTTTTGGGGGCTTGACCTTGCGCGGCTTCATGATTTCACGGTATTGATCGGGATCGATACGGATAAGCGGGTTCGATATTTTGGCCGGAAGAACCTGATAAGATGGAAGGATCAAAAGGATTGGATTATAAAAACGGTTCTTTCCGCCGGGCCGAATTTCAGAATAACGGTTGATTCTACGGGCGTAGGGGATCCGATCGTTGAAGATCTTCAGGATGTTTTAGGGAAATCGAGGGTAGAAGGCTTTTCTTTTGCGAATGCTGAACGTAAAATTGCGCTGATCGATTCGCATGCATTATCGATCGAACAGAATGAATTTCGATGGCCGATTGAATTGAAGATCATGACCGGGGAATATCGGGCATATACTTATATTATCAATCCGCAAACCCGCCGGGTTAAGTATGGCGCGCCGGAAGGCCAATATGATGATTGCCCCACGGCGGGGGCTTTGGCGGATAAAAGCCATAGGGAACATTATGCAAAGAAACCGATTATCTATATCGGGAAGAATCAAATCGGCTTACCGCGCATTGCGGGGTAAAGATCCCAAGGGCGAAGCCGTTGATTATACGAACCCGTTCCCCCCGATGGGTTACGGCCCGATATCAACCCATGATCAATGGAATTCCATTATGGCGCGGTTCGGGGAAACTACGGCGGTTGATCAGTATGCGATTGAAACCCTTTGGAATGCGTTCATGATGGTTCCCGCTGTTTCGACTTGCGTTGATGTTTTATGCCGAACCATTCTTGAACGGGGATGGAAGATATCGAATCCGGAAAAGCGAACGGATACCCCGCCGAAGGAATTGAAATCCTTCTTCGAAGATCCGCATCCGATTTATGATCTTGATGAAATGCTATACAACGCATTCGCGGAAGTATTCATTTATGGATGGACGGTTGCCGAAATATGCATGGTGGGGGACAAACCCGCTTCCCTGAATGAGTTAGTAAACGAGAAGATGCAACCGAACGTAAACCTGGGGGGCCGGTTTACGGATCCCGGAAAAGCAT